ATGACTGCGGACAACATTGTAGACTTCAGTGTCGACGTGTTCCTGATTGTGTTTGATGTGTTGAGTTCACCAATATTAATTGTTATGAGAGTTATACGTTGGCTTTTGGCCAAGTTCGTTAATGAACACGTTAAGAATTTTATAAAGAAGATAGTGCATTGGTTTTTGGATCAAAGAAAAATTAGACTGGCAAGAGGACAGAATATCTTTCGCTATTACTGGTACCTGTGGGTGTTAAGTCCTGTAATTTTAATTGGATTACTTTTAATAATTGCCTTTACGACTGGTGTATTGGAAGGATTGAAAGAACTAGGATGAGGATATTAACAAGCATATGGATGGTTATAATCGTAGCCGCTGTATTGTTGGGCATAAGGATCGACAACGGCGACACAGTTAAAACTTTAAGATACAAGACCTGGGACTACTTCCAACAGATACATCCTAGAGACACCATCAGTGATTCGGTCACTGTGGTCAATATCACTGAACAGGACCTAAAAAGATATGGACAATGGCCATGGCCCAGACACATTATGGCCATGTTACATGCCACAATAGCCGACGCCGGCGCGGTGCTTGTGAACTATAATATATTGTTTGCTGAACCAGATAGAATGGGTGGTGTGGAGTATCTAAAATCCATGCCAATGACTAATGAATTACGAGAGCAATTAGGACAAGTTCTGTTGGATACAGATGCCGTATTTGCCACAGTGTTGCGAGAATCAAAACGGGCAGTAATATTGATGAGTGTCAAAAACGAAACTGGGGTCGAACTTCCAAGCACAACACAGATAATCGAAAAGGGAAATGTCAAGCCTTGGCTGTATGAGTATTTGGGTATTGTTTCACCGACACAAAAAATAAGTGCAGGTGTAAGTGGTATGGGAGTAAATGTGACATCGCCGGAACCAGACGCAGTGGTGAGAAAGATGCCTATACTGATAAGGATTAACGGAAAAATTTATCCAAGCATGATTTTGGAAAATGTTAGATTACTGAACGGTTCCAAAAGGATCAAGGTCATAGCAAAAGAACACGGTATTGACAGTGTGTTGGTCAGTAAAAAGGCAGGTGTGCCTGTCAATCACAATGCAGAGATGTATATAAATTACGCTGATCCTGAAAAGTATGTGCAGATGTCCGCCACCGAAATATTTTCTGGCGAATTCAATGAAAACAAAATCAAAGGGCGTATTGTTGTGGTGGGCATGGACGCCGCTGGACTCAGTGTCCTAAAATACACGCCACATGGCTTGACCACAGATCAGATGATAAGTGCCCAGGCACTGGACACACTTTTGACAGGAAAACATCTGTTAAGGATCCCCCAAGCAGATACATATGAAATAATTTTTATAGGACTACTTGGCCTCTTAATGATCCTATTGGTGCCTAGGGTGTCTGTTTTGTTTTCTGTGCCTTTGCTGTTATTTGTGACAGGTGGCATAAGTTACGCATCGTTCATGGCGTATGCGAACAAAGGATTTTTGGTTGATCCCTCATTCGCGGTGCTTTACATATTCCTAATTTGGTCCCACAGCACCTACAACAATTTTGCAACACAGAGCAGATTGAGAAAACAAATTAAAAAACAATTTGAACACTATCTAGATCCTGGCATGGTTAAAAAACTACAGAAGGATCCTTCATTATTAAAACTTGGCGGCGAAACAAAAGAAATGACTTTCTTGTTTTCAGACATCAGGGGATTCACCCCAATTAGTGAGAAGTACAAAGGCAATCCTGAGGGTCTCACAAAATTAATAAACAGATTCCTAACCAAAATGACAGATGTGATAATTGCCAATGGTGGTACCATAGACAAGTTCATGGGTGATTGCATAATGGCTTTCTGGAATGCTCCTATTGAAAACAAGGAACACAGGCAGATGGCCATCAAAAGTGCGTTGGAGATGGAGGTGGCACTGGAAGAACTCAACAAAAAACTTGTTGGCGAAGGACTTCCAACGATCAATATAGGCATTGGCATAAACTCGGGAGAAGCATTGGTTGGCAACATGGGATCCGACCAGAGATTTGACTACTCCGTGATAGGCGATGCCGTGAATCTGGCATCAAGGCTCGAGAGCTCAAGTAAAACTCTGGGTAAGACCATTGTGATAGGTGAGGGAACGAGACGGTCTATTGAAAATCTATATCCTTTTGAATACATAGACAGCATTACTGTCAAGGGTAAGACCGAAACTGTCAAAGTTTACACTATAAAAAATTAAATTACTTTCCTCGGAAAGTTCAAGTAATCATTTTCTTCGTCGGTGTATGGCCACATTATTGTATAACCTTCCAGTGTTCAGGCCACTGCTCTGTTGATTGTTCATTTACAGTGACTTTTTCCGTCTCAGGTGTTTCATCCCAACAACAGTCATCACGAGAAACACATTTGCTTTCCACATAAACCTTTTGGCTTTTCTTTTTGTCTGCGTACATTGTTACTCCTTTTGTAAATTAATGTTTGTAAATTTACTTATTGTAAATAATACACGAAATCCTGTAAATTCCTAGTCATACGCTGTAAACGATGTAAATTTTTTGTAAATTTAAATTTACAAAATTTACAGATAGCAAATGATTAACTTTTACAACCGCACCGAGTCGATTCATTAAATACACACATTATAATGACAGAATTCTTTAGACTTGTAGCAGAACTTGGATTACCAATCGCCGCGACAGTGGGAATGGGGGTGTTCATCCTATTCATAATCAAGTACATCCTAAATGGTATAGTGGGATCAATAAAGTTCATAGAAAGTGTCATTACCCAACTCGACAATCGTGTTAAAACAATGAACAACGACATCCTTAAGATAGACCAAGAAGTTTCCGAGCAACTAGGAATACCCATCGACACTGACCGGGTGGCTCGTGCTGACGGCAAAACAGATGCGAGGAAAGACTAATGGACATCGTAGCAGTTGTAAACGATTATGGCTTCCCCACAGTGGCCGTGTTCTTCCTTGCCTACTTCATCTATTTTCTCTGGAAATACATCACCACTGAAATTACACCCAAACTGGGGGCAACTTCAAAGACATTGATCGCTCTAATAGACCGAGTGCGTATGCTGGACAACGACCTAATCAGGTTGAGAACAAAAGTGCGTACTTTCAGAGACCGAAACAAGAAGTAAGTACTTGTAGGTCAGGAGAAATCATGAAATTTATCTTAGTTGTAATAATTTGTTTTGGTGTGGATTGCCAAGCCATTTTTGACGAAACACTATATGACAATCATAGTTCTTGCTATGAGGTTGCCTTACAAACTTCACAGTTCATGCAACAAATGTACCCAGAGTCGTCAGGTCAGGTGCACTGCTTCGACGAACAACAGTTTTCTGAGTTTGAAAAGATGTTGGAGCAAGGTGGAAAGATCATAAATCCAGGTTTGCTTCCTGAAAACAATACTTCCATTTAATTTTTACCACCAAATCTTTATTATTTAAATACAGCATGGACCATTACTGTTCTCTTAAATTCCAAGATCTCCAGGTGCATGTTGGATCAAGATTGTTATATAACTGTTGTGTCGCCTATCCTGAGAGGGTAGACCTAAACTGGTTGGAAAATAATCCTGGTAAAATTTTTGAAACTCCAACAATGATCAGAGATCGGAAATTGATGTTGCAGAACAAGTCTTGTGATTCTTGTTACTTTGGATGTTACAAATATGAGCAACAGGGATTGCCAAGCACTAGGTTTAAGCAAGGCAACGCAAAACGAATAATTGAACCCGCGGCCCCGCTGAGGAACCTACAGATAGCATTATCCAACGATTGCAATCTTAAATGTGCCTATTGCAGTCCGGAATGGAGTTCATCATGGCACAGGGAACTGTCCGATCACGGAGACATCGAACTTGATGGCGTATCTATTAAAAAGGATAATTGGAGCACCCTTTGGAGCAAGATTAAACAAAAAGACAGAAGCACAGACACAAAATTTTTCAAAATGATCCTTAAAGAAATCAAACTGGCCAAGGGTCTGAAATCAATCTCGGTGTTGGGAGGCGAACCTTTGTTGCACAATAAATTATTGAACATAATTGAATCGGTCGGCAGGGATAAAAAAATAAATGTAGACACGGGCCTCGGAGTTGATTCAAAGAGACTGAAAAATTTTTTAAAAAAATGTATTGGGAAAAACATTAATTTTAGAATATCCGGGGAGTCTACCAAAGAAAATTTTGAATTCATAAGGTATGGACTCAAATGGCAAGACTATTGTGATCGAATAAAAATAATTCAAGACATGGGTTTCAACATAAGTTTCATATCCACAATCAGCAACATTGCACTACTTGATTTTCCAAATTTTTATGAAAAATTCCACAAGGAGTTTACGATATCTATGCACATGGTCAGGGGCAGGCCATTTCTACTTCCAAATGTTCTTGACCAACAAAATAGAGAACAAGTAAGCAAATGGATGTCTGACCAAAAGAATAAGCAATTCGATAATTATGTCCAGTCTTTGTCGACTCAAGCCACAGAAATTCAGAGGAACAACTGTGCAACTTATCTAAATAAATTGTCACAACGTAGGAAATTACATTTCGATTTCATTCCAAAGACTTTTAGAAATTGGTGTGGAATCTAAGCCTAATTGACATTACCAAATTTCCATAGTATAATCTAATATGATCCACGCAATGATAGACCTGGAAACTCTTAGTACGAATCCTAATGCCACAATACTGACCGTGGGTGGAGTAAAGTTCGATCCTTACACGTCAGTTGAACCAGCACAAGGCATGTACTTTCGTGTTGATGTTAACGCACAAACCAACATGGGCAGAGATGTCATGCAGGATACGGTCAACTGGTGGAGTAAGCAACCCAAGGAGATATCCGATGAGGCATTTAGTGATGATAACCGGATGTCTCTTGATGATATGATAAAGACCATTAATAAATTTTCTGTTGGCGTTGACGTGTTTTGGTGCCAAGGTCCGTTGTTTGACTATGCGATATTACAAGACATATACAGACAACTGGGACATCCTGTGCCGTGGCAATACTGGCAGATAAGAGATTCTCGAACACTGTTCAGCCTTGTGCCACGGGATATGAATGAAAACAGGACTGGTCTACACAATGCTCTGGAAGATTGTTACTTCCAGGCAAGGAAAGTTCAAAAGGTCTACAAACAACTTGGCATTAAAAAATGACAGATATAAAATGGTACAAGATTGATGACCTTTATTCGATTAAGGAATACAAGATAACACACAGAAAAGATCCTGTGACAAAATGGATCAAACTTCCATGTGTGTACAAAATAAAAATCAACAACCAAATAGTGAACGTTGGCAGATCAGACACCTGCAAAAAACATGGAGGTGCGGAAAAGGTCAGGAAGGCATTGGTAAATTTATTGAACGTACTACCACATAATCCATCTGTGACTAAGACAAAGTATTGGGAAAAAATTAGATTGCAACACAAACCAAATTCTAGTAATATAAGGATAGGAATAATAAAAACCAATGCAATCTCTAAAACCTATCTACAAGAAGCCATTTGAAAAAGTCAATACTGTTGATGAGAGTGTGTGGTTCAGTAACGATGTTCCAGTAATGGAAACAGATTTCACTTTCGTTTTTGATGACAAATATCCATGTGTTAAGGGACACAGGCTTTTCATTCCAAAAGAGAACAACTCTCACTTCCTGGGCAGATCCTATGGACTGGCCTACGATTACGGCAACGAGCAGATCAAGAAAGGTAATATCGATGGATTCAATGTTGGCATGAATATCGGTGAGTGTGCGGGGCAGACTATAATGTGGCCACACATACACTTCATTCCGAGACATATCGGTGATGCAAAAAGCAAAGGCGGTATGAGACATGCCCATCCAGAGGGAGACCATAGCCATTACTACTGATGCCAAAGCAAAAAAGAAATAACGGATCTATTTTTGTTTCGCCAGATGGTGGTGAGACGGTGTATGAACAATTACCAAACGGTGACAGGATTTTGGTAGAACAATCACAGCGAGCGAAGGACGAAGAACTGGCAAATGAAGAGGCAGAAATGGTTGGAACAGATGCGATCGAACTACGCAGGAAGTATCCGACACTGCAAAAAGCATGGGACAAATACAAGACCGTATGGCATTTAATTACAGGAAATGAGTGATATGTACAACTATGCCAAGTTCACTTTTACCATGCGTGTGCAGGCGTCTGTGTGCGTTTAAAGGGGTGATTAAATAGCATTATGACCAAGTTCGTAAGTGTAATAGGAAACGGTGAGAGCAGAAGAGGGTTTGATCTAACACCATTGAAAAGTGTAACCACAATGGTAGGCTGTAACGCAATTTTCAGAGACCATAACCTGGAATATATAGTGGCCTGTGACAGGCATATGTGCCAGGAGGCCGCCAACACAGTTGGTAAAAATACAACAATTTACACCAGGGAAAACTGGTACAAGCAATTCGCATATTGGCCCAATGTCAAGAAGGTTCCTGACCTGCCTTACGAAGGGGACAAGAGACAGGATAATCCTTTCCACTGGGGCACAGGACAATTTGCCGCTCTTGTTGGCATGAGTTTCAAACCCAAAGCAATCTTCCTGGTAGCAATGGACCTGTGGGGACTAGGCAAAGAACAAAAACCTGAAAACGTCAACAACATATACAAAGGTTCAACCGGGTACACATACATTAAACGTCCAGTTGATCCATCATACTGGATCTATCAATTCAATAAATTGTTTGAACACTCCGAATGTAGATGGATAATAGTCAATCATGCAGATTGGAAAATGCCTGAAGAATGGAAAAAACACAAAAACGTTTTCCAAGACACATACGAAGGCATGGTCAAATTCATAAACAGGCAACTGGCAAAAAAATAAGTAGCATATGTTTGAAAAATATCAAAAAATGAAATGGGTGGACATGAACAAAGACATAGAGTCCCTGACCCAGATAAGTCATGAAGTTTCCAAGGAAAGGATCAACAAACCACAAAATACCTACACCGGAAAGATAGAATTAGACTTTGACGAGATACAGTCTATCACATTCAAGCCTGAAGAAGAAGTGGCGTTCCACACGCCCAGCACTGGTGGAATTGCACAAAAAAGACATGAGGGAATGATCACCGGTAACTGGGTTGGCAAACATCATTTCGCAGAAGACCATGCCATACACGGTGCAATACAGAAAAAATTTAATATAACCAAAACGCAGGCTGTTCTTAATGTGCAAAGGCCAGGCTATCTTTGTGGCGTACACATAGATAAACATCGTAACTACACAACAAAAGGCACATATGATTTCAGTGACACACTAACAGAAAATATTTTCAGGGGCATCATATTCTGTAGTGATTGGCAACTGGGTCAAGTGTTTATTACTGGACATGAAACCATTACCAATTGGAAACAAGGCGACACTTACGTGTTCCCATGGTATATGTTCCATGGATCAGCAAACGCCAGTGAAGGCACAAGACATTTGATCATGTTCATGGGTGACAGCACCAACTTGACAAAACATTAAAATAATATAAAATTGTAGTATGATTAAGCCAATGGCAGATGACCTGATGGTGCAACAACAAATAAGAGCACCACACAAACGTTGGAAACACATGGTTGCGGTGATGTGTTTGAACCTCACATACCGAAAGCACGTGAAGATCGTGTTACCAAAACTTTTCAAAAGGTATCCAAATCCTAAAGCATATTTGCGTGGAAGATTAGAAACACAACAAAAACTATTGAAACCGTTAGGCATGTGGCAGGTGAGATCAAAAAGAATTAGGAAAATGACAGAACAGTACCTGACCTGGGATAAAAAAGAAGCCAGTGACCTGCACGGCATAGGCAAGTACGGTTCCGACAGTTACCAAATATTTTTTCATAACAACGTTCCTCCCAATGTGCAAGACAAAGAATTGAGAAAATACATTGACAATCTTGCAGGATAGTTTATAATAAGGTATGTTTGAAAATATTAAAGATGGAGATCTAATAACTCTAAAACTCGCTTCAGGGGAAGAAGTGATTGCAAATTACAAAAGCGGAGCAGACTCGTACATCAGTATAGAGAAAGCACTTGTCTTGATGCAAGGCCCACAGGGTCTGGCGTTTGGAACATTTTTCTCAACCGCACAACAGGACAAACCTATCAATATCGCGAAAGACAAGATCACATCCATCGCATACATCAATGACAAGATCAAAGAGGAATACAACAGGGTATTCAGTAAGATAGAAGTGCCCAAGAAACCAAGTATTATTACATAATGGCACACTTTGACAAACACTCCACAAGCATAAAGGCTCTGATCGATGTTTCAGAAGCCATGCTGAACGCAATGGAGCAACATGGCATCGACCCTGAAACGGTGTCCAACAGGAATGAATTTACAGTGATGATACATTTTCTTAAAAGTATTATTGATGGAGAATTAAATATACCAAACGAGCTTACTGAACGCATCAGAGATGCGACATTTCAGTCGGATCTAGATCGTAAGATTAACAAAAAGTTGAACTGATGATCGAGAGGACTCAAAGACTTTCATCCCTCTATAAACACTCTGCAAGTCATCAAAGGAGAAAAAGATGACTTACTACTCGACAAAAACATATGGACATAACATAGGATTGGCCTGTGTGTTCCGACAACCCAACGCAGATCATTCACACTGCCATTTGTTGCATGGATACAGTCTTGCATTCAGATTCACATTTGGTTGCAACGATCTTGATAACAAGAACTGGGCAGTGGATTTCGGTGGACTCAAACCATTGAAGGCATGGCTGGAAGACAAGTTTGATCACAAACTGGCTTTGGATAAAAATGATCCACAGTTGGAAAGGTTGAAGGAACTTGAAAAGCACGACCTTGCCGAAGTGAGAATATTCGATGGCGTTGGTGCCGAGATGTTCGCCAAACACGCATTTGATTTTGCTGACAAATTGATACGTGAACAGACTGATGGTAGATGTTTTGTGGACAGTGTGGAGTGCATGGAACACGGAGCCAACAGTGCCATCTACAAAAAACAATAAATTTTTAAATGACAATTTAATTGTATCTTATGGTGACTTGCAAGTCAAGATAGATATCTATGACACATCACTAGGCAAAAGATTCCTTGAATCACTCAAGGACAACCTATTAAAAAAAAGAATATTAGAAAAAAATTTTTGTTTCTTGGGTTGGGCAAATTCAAAGAGAGATCTGCGTTTCCTGTGCCACGAGCTGAATCAGAACATAGAACAAATTAATTCATTTCCGTTTGAACCACCATATGAAAGGATCGACCCATTCACATCAGATGATTTCCAATACAGTTCGAGGTTGCCAACAGGAATAGTCAATGACGGCAACCTTATGAAAAAACCCGGACTAAGGCTGAAACATGATGCGTGTAATCTTCTCCACAGATATTTTGAGGAACTACAAGGAACCGCCTGGAAGATTTCTGATTACTATAAACAGGCAGATGTGGAAACAAAATATGCAATCAGGCAACTCAACAACCTGTGCCATGAAATAGAAAGTTGGGTGATGTCATATAGGAAAAGCATTATAGAGCCTGACTGGATGCGTCCTTCACAGATAACCACGTTCCTTAATGCTCCTAGATATGATCTACATGAAGACGATTTCAAATTGTTCAAAGAAAATAGATACGATAGAGAATTAGGTGGAGTTTACTTACACTGGTCTCAGGTTGGCAAAACACTGTATGAAGTGTTCAGGGATGAACATGCTCCTGTGATGACAGACGCACTTTGCTCGGAAATAAATCACCAGAAGTACTACTCAGGAGAATTCGACGTGGAGTGGGGAGACACAATAACAGAAACCTCACATGATTTTAAACACGAGGAAATGGATCAATTCAGGCAGTGGCTGAAAGATAACAGTTATGATTGGGAAGATTCCAAATTGTCATTGGGATACATCAAACTAGGACAGGTGGATCTGGAGACTTCGTTCCAAAGCACATCATTTAGAGTGGTGCACGATAAGATGAAAGAAAATTTAAATATAACAAAAATACAGATACAAGGCCAACAGGAATTTTCAAATGATTTCCCTTACAGCCTTGAAAGTGCTGATTGGAAACAAATACAGATGAAAGGCCTAAGGAGAGGTTATGAATCACGTAGTGTGCGTTAAGTGGGGCAACAAGTACATATCAAAATATGCCAACGTGCTTAACAGCATGGTCAAAAGAAACACCACTGTGCCATATCAATTCAGTTGTTTGACCGATGACCCTAACGGCCTAGATACTGACATAAACATAATTAGACTTCCCAACGATCCATTTGTTAAAACATGGTGGAGCAAGTTATGGATGTTCTCGCCTGAAATGCCGTTGAAGGGCAATATACTTTTCTTTGACCTCGATGTAGTAGTCTTTGACAACATCGATCCTTTGTTTACCCACAGTGGGAAGTTCAACATAATAAGAGATTTCAACAGGTGTAGAGTCAAGGACTGGAAGTTAAGCAACTCCAGTGTAATGCGTTGGCAATCCGGAACCATGCACTATCTGTGGAACGACTTCAAGGTTAATCCAACCAGGGTGATGCAGAACAACCATGGTGATCAAGATTGGATAACGAAAAGAGCCAAAGAAGACATAACGTGGTTCCCGGACCAATGGATACGAAGTTACAAATGGGAAATGGTAGGTTTTAAAGACACCAAATTAATCAATAAGGATGGAAAAAAATTCTTTAGGACACCTGCTAAAGTTGAGAATGATAACAAGGTGGCAGTTTTTCATGGATCACCAAATCCTATGGAGTGTGCTGACGATTGGGTAGTAAGGAATTGGAAATGAGTTACGGCAAGGTCAAAATCAAAAGAATCAAACCCGAACTGGATAATATCCCAGAAGACTGTGGCTATGAAAAAAAGTTCCGTTTCAACATCGACATGAACAGCAATGGAATAAACGCTGAGTGCATAGAATGGTGTCAGGTTAATTGTGAAGGCAAATGGGGTTGGTGGTTCAAAGGACCTGAAAATACTTTCACTTATCATAACTGGGAGGAGCAGAGCTCCTATATGAGTTTCCAATACAAGAGAGATGCCACACGTTTTTGGCTGGCCATCGGATTGGCTAACATGGGCAACGCACAAGGATAATTAACAGTATGGAAGGTTTTGAAAATATGAAATGGTTTGAAATTACAGATGAAGCAAAGAATCAAATGGAAAAACTGTTGGCAAAACATCCTGACAAGTATGCGGTAAGCCTTTCTGTGCTGGGAGGTGGATGCGCCGGATTCAAATACGATTGGGGATTTGCCGACACAAAAGAAAGCATAAAAGAAGGTGACCACCTGGAGGACTGGGCAACAGGAAGATTTGTTGTTGACGAAACTTCCATGATGTATGTGGCAGGAACCAAGATCGACTGGAAGGAAGAAGTTTTTGGTTCACAGTTTGAAATAATAAATCCAAATGCACAGAGCGGTTGTGGTTGTGGTGAATCATTTAGTATGTGATGGACACTGCTTTTATAATAGGCAATGGTGAATCTAGAAATATTTTTCCAATAGACAATCTTAAAGGCAAAGGTGTGATATATGGATGTAACGCCATATACAGAGACCATCCAAAACTCTGCGATCACATAGTGGCAGTGAATCCACCAATGTATGAAGAACTCCAACAATGGCACAACAACGGCAAAGAATCTCCCACAATACATGGTCCAAATGATATCAGCAGTTGGAACTATATCTGCGATGGAGATAAAGAAAACGACGTGCCACAAGGACTTAAACTATATCGTATCTGGCGAGGTGGTGACATTAAGAAAGGTGGCAGGATAAAGACTAACGATTTCACACTGGCAAAGGGCTCAGGTTGTAGTGCAGTTTTGTTGGCGGCGGAATCAGGAATAAAAAATATTGTTATAATGGCGTTTGATATAATGGGTGCCCAGCAGTGGGAGATGGAAACGCCAAGCCGTATTCAAAACAACATTTACAAAGACACAAAGAATTATCCAGGTCGTGAAAGCATGAAAGCATACTTGAAATACGAGTGGATGTACCAACTTAGACAGACTTTTAGGAAGTTCCCAAAGACCAATTTTTATTTCATAAACAGGAAAGAATACCTAGAAGGAAATCCATTCCTGCGTTGGTACTTTGATCAACCAAATATTAAGTGCGGAATCTATGCGGATCTTCAGAGATGGATAACAGGAATGCGTGATGACATCCGTTGGAGACGGCTATAAAGTTTTGGTGCTTGAAGCATCCAATTGATAAACCTTACGCATCTTGACACCTACCCTTTGTGCAAATCTTTTGGTATCACAATGAGAACAAACATGCTTGTAATCATTAGTTGCCCTGTCTGGATCAACCTTTGACCTAGGCCTTAGGAAAGTGGCTCCACATGAGTCACACTTGAATACAAATATGGTATTTTTACGGTGAAAGGTGTGATACACGCCGCATTTGCTTTGGCGTTCATACAATCTCATTGTCTTTAATGTTTCGACAAACATCAAAACTATTTAATAAATATGTATATTCGATATATGGCTAGATTAAACATAGACACAGGAACAGAAGGAAATCCGGCAACGGGCGATACTATACGTACCGCCATGACCAAGATCAATACCAATTTCATTGATCTTTACAGCACGAATGCCGCAGATGGTCATCTTACGACCACCGTTACAAACGGGGACATATCAATACAACCCAATGGTACAGGTAATGTAGAGATAGATGCTATTTCTGTCAACAGTGACAACATAACTTCACTGACGACCAACTCGGCTGTTAAGATCACAGGTAACGGCACAGCAGGAGTTGACATAGAAGCATTGAGCATCACAGGAACCAGCATTTCAAGTTCGGACAGCACGACCATCAACATCAACGAGAATCTCATAGTGGACGGAACAGGAACCTTTCAAAGTGGTGCCACAATTGACGGAGTAAGCATTACAGATAACAAAATATCAACATCTTCATCCAACGCCAACCTGGAACTCACAGCGTCAGGCACGGGTGCGGTAAAAGTCGACGCCATTTTATCACTACCAGACGGCAGTGCTAGTGACAACTATATAGGAGTTGGTGATGCGGATGACCTAAAGATATTCCACAACGGAAGTCATTCAATAATACGAGAGACAGGAACCGGAAGCCTTTACCTGCAGAGTGACAACAATGTAATAATTGGCAAGGATTCCAGTTCAGAAACAATGATAAAGGGTGTCGCCGATGGGGCAGTTGAACTTTATCACAATAATGTTAAAAAGTTGAATACTTCATCAAGTGGTGTAACTGTGGTTGATGAATTACACACAGAAGGCGCAACTCCTCACCTAACACTCAAAAGAACTGACAACGCGAATGTTCCAACAGTACGTTTCAAAGGCAGTGGTGGCACTGTTGGTGCAAGTATTGACTTCCAGGGCACAGGAGGCACTTCTAATGAACTTGCATTCCAAGTGTTTGACGGA